CTCTGTATGGGGCAAGGACAAGTTGTAACGATCTTCAAGAACTCCCGAGGCCGGAAGCTCTTTGCCGGCGTCAAGAAGACGAAGGACGGCCTGGAGATCAAGACGCGCGATCAAGACGCAGCTCTCAAAAATCTCTCGGCTTATTTGGGAATGAGTCTGGAGCGGCGAGAGTTGAGCGGACCGGGCGGCCGGCCACTCCAGATTACAGTGAATGCGGACGATATGACGGATGACGAGCTGGCGGCTATTGCAGCTACTCCTTCCCTTCCCCAATCCGTGCAAAACGGCTAGAAAGGTGGAGTTCCCGCTAATTCCTCGTCGATCACAGCAAGCACGCGACGAGCATTGTTGCCGAACACACTCCCGAATGAATCCCTCAGCATCTCGTATTGTTCGCGCCTCAGCTGTTCTGGCCTGTATTCCTTCATTGCACGGATGACAGCGCGAAGTCTGGGATACCCCTCCTGCATGTCCCTGTCCGTGGAATTGAGAACCCATGAAAGGGTTTCGCCATTGTATTCGGGGAAGATGCGGCCATCGGGTAGCGTTTTCACAGGTGCCTCCCCGGATGCTTGAGCGCACCATCAAAGTGCGCTTGCTTGCGGCGTTCTTCCCGGCTCACTGAAAAGCGCATCAGAAAGCCATAAACCGGGAAAGCAATTACGAAGAAGATTACGGCGATGACGAGAAGGGTTTGCATATTGTCTCCTTTAAAACCAGAATAGCAGCCTTCTAGTAGCTTGTCAATAGACTATAACTTATTATTTTGACAGATTTAAAAAGGTCATAGCTTATTAAAATCAAAAAAAGCCATGGCCATGATAATTACCACGGCCACGATAGTTAGCGTTTGGGGTTTTGTCTTGTCTGCGGTAATCTTGGCGGGTGATGATTACTCCGCAGGAAGCCTCACAGAAGCTCTTGGAACGCCGCCGCGCCCGCTCGCATCTACATAATTTCATTCTATATTCAAATAAACGCTATAAACCTTCTGACAGCTTCTCTGTTCCTGTTTGTCTCGCGCTCGATAAATTCCTGGAAGACATGCAAGCCGGCAAACGGCCGATTATTGTTTTCCAGGCTCCGCCTCAAAGTGGAAAGTCGGAGATCGTCTCCCGTAAATTGCCGGCGTATATTTTGGGAAGATTTCCGGACTGGCGTATTGGCGCGGCGAGCTATGCAATCGATCTTGCACGCACGATGGCGCGTGACGTGCGCCGCACCTTGGCGAGCGATGAATACTTGCGATTATTTCCGGTCACGAAGGAGAAGAATAAATTTGCGCGGCATACGATGGAAGAATTTGATTCGCCCAACGATACGGGCTCGTATGTCGGAGTGGGCATCGGCGGCGGACTCACGGGCAAGCCTATTGATATCGGCATCATTGACGACCCAACAAAAGATCAGCAAGAAGCTTTATCTTCCGTAACGAAAGAGAATCATTGGAACTGGTATCAAACTGTCTTCACGTCTCGACTCTCCGAGAATAGCGGCCAAATCATCATGGCTACATCATGGGCAGAAGACGATCTTCCCGGCCGGATCTTGAAACAATATGCCGGCTCCGGGCGTTTGACCCATCTTTCGTTCCCTGCGATCAATTTGCCGGATGAAGTTGGTTATAACCCCGTGCTTGCTCAAGGCGCGCTTGTTCCTCAGCTTCACAGCCTGGAGAAGCTTTACGAGACCAAAGCGCTTTACAGTGATTATTGGTGGAGCGCGATTTATCAGCAAAGCGCAAAGCCGCTCGGCGGAAATGTCTTCAAAGAAGAATTCATTCAATATTATTTGCCGAAGGATCTCCCGCCCGTCTTCGATACGACCATTCTCAGTATCGACGCGACGTTTAAAGACACGGATGGAACGGACTTCGTTGCGATGCAGGTATGGGGCAAGAAAGGCGCGCGCTCGTATCTGCGTTATCAATGGCTCAAGCGAATGGGCTTTACTGAGACGTGCCAAGCCGTGATTGATATCCGAAACCGCTTTCCGGAGATTCGTACAATCCTCATTGAAGACAAGGCAAACGGACCCGCAATCATCGATTTTCTCAAAGGACAGATTCCAGGTATCGAAGCCGTCGAGCCGGACGGATCAAAGCTCGCGCGTGCATATGCTGTCACTTGGGTTTGGGAAGCGCGTAATATATTCTTGCCGCATGAGGGAATTGCTAGTACGGTATTCCAACCGGCTGCAACGAGTACGCTCAAGCATTTTATTTCGGAGTTAACACATTTTCCGGCCGCAGCGCACGATGATCAAGTTGATGCCTTATCTCAAGCGTTGCGTAAACTCTATCCGCTTATGGGTAGACTCAACATTTCGGCCGAAGCTATCGCGGCCGCAAGGGGATTCCGTGTTTCGGGTAATGTATAAAGCTCGCATCAGCCGTTACGATGGCCGTTGGCTAGTTTATAGTTGGGATGGAGACGGATCGAACGGAGTTCTTTACAAGACATTTAGAGAAGCGTGCGACAAAGCGAGTGTTGTAACATTGCTGGAAATGCGGCGCGCGGGATTGAGGCAATTGATATGAGAAATTTAAAGTACGGTCTTATTATTCTCATTGGCTTTTTGGCGCGCGGTTGCGACGATGGAGGCACTTTACAGCCGGCACTCGCACAGGAGATCAATGCCACGTCACAGAAGTAGTGAAGAAGAACTTTTTGAAGCGAGCCGCCCCATCCTTCTCCGTCGAGCTGGCGGCCATTATTACAACGACCGCGGCGAAGACGTGAGTACGCTCCTGCCCTCCAGTTTCCCGCATGATTGGTGCGGCGAAGCATTTGATTACAAAAACGGTTGGACTCGGCTCCGCGAGTTCTTTTGCGATGATTATTTGGGACTTGGAGAGATGCAGGAAATAATCCAAACTCGCTTTAGGAAGACGATATAAGTATGATAAAACCGGTATGATCAGCCAAAGCGTTATAGACCGCGCCAACGAGCCGCAAGCAAGACGTTTCCCAATCAAACGACCGGAGTTGTTCCCTGGAGTCGTACCGGCGCGCAAGCGTGCTCCTGTTCTTGCAATGGATGGTCCGTTTGCAGCTTGTTACGATTATGCGGCGGCTCTTTTTGGCGGAAATTATCTCTTCGAAGGTTTTCCAGGATATCAATATTTGGCGCAGCTCGCGGTAAAGCCGGAGTATCGCTCATTTGCGGATACTTACTCGTCAGAGATTACGCGCGAGTGGATTACGATTCGCAGCACATCGACGGACAAAGACAACAACGCGGAAAAGATTACGGAGCTTACCAAAGCCTGCGACGAATTGAATTTGAAAGGTATCGTCCAACAAGCGGCGATTCATGACTCGTTTTATGGTCGCGGACAAGTTGTAATCGATATCGAAGATCATGATCGTGCGGATCCGTTCATTCTCGACAAGAAGGGGCGCACTCTTCGTAAAGGTCAAATGTTCCGGCTCGTTAATGTGGAGCCAATGTGGACAAGTCCCGTCACATATAATGCACTCGATCCGCTTGATCCTTGGTTTTATAAGCCGCGGCGCTGGTGGATGCTTGGACAGGAAGTACATGCAACACGTTTGCTGACGGTCACAACGCGCGAAGTTCCGGATATGCTCAAGCCGGCGTTCAATTTCTCTGGTATCAGCATGTCGCAGCTTGCGGAGCCTTACGTTAATAATTGGCTTCGGACACGCTCTGCTGTTTCGGATATGATTAATATGTATTCGATCATTGTCTTAGCAACGCATATGGATCAAGTTTTGCAACAAGGCGATGCGGGCGGAGATCTCTTCCGGCGCGTCGATTTGTTTAATGCTTTACGGAGCAATAAAAGCGCAGCTGTTATCGACAAGGACTCTGAAACACTGGAGAGCTTGTCCGCGCCGCTTGGCGGGCTCCACGAGCTTCAGGCGCAGGCACAAGAGGGAATGTGTACCGTAAGTCGTACGCCAGCAACGGAGCTTCTTGGCGTAGCTCCCAGCGGCTTTGGGAACGTCTCCGAAGGCGAACGTAAGATTCGTGCGCAATGGATTCATGCGCAGCAAAATGCTTTTTGGAGTCCGCTCCTTAAGACCGCTCTCGAATTGATGCAACTTTCGCTTTATGGTTCTATCGATCCGGATATAACATATGTTTGGAATCCCCTGGAGACCATGACCGCCAAAGAGAAGTCGGAAATTCGGAAGAGCGATGCAGAATCGGCCGGCGTTTATATCGACCGTGCGGTAATTGCTCCCGAAGAAGAACGCGAACGCATCGCACGAGATCCAGAGAGCGGATATGAAGGATTGGATCTCTCGGTTACGATTGAGAGCACTCAAGTTGAAGAGGATAACCCAAATGATGAATAAGCTTCGCAATTGGCTCAAGAAGCCGATTACTCTCGTCCCACTCATTATTGTGTGCTGCCTTGTAAGTATGGCGGCTGGCCGCGTCAACGGGCTCTTTAACAACGTTGATGCACAGGGTGGATACACGCTTAATGGCACGGCTGGCACGAGCGGTTATGCACTTTGCACTTCGACGGGTTCAAAGTTCGATAGTGCCTGTGCAACTGGCGGAACGATTAGTTCTGTTAGTGGTACTTCTCCCATTACTGTTACTCCTACAACAGGTGCTCCGGTCGTATCTTTGAATGAATCGGGAGTTGGGCCGGCCGCGTATGCCTGTCCAACGACAATTACCTTTGACGTTTGGGGACGAGCGACGGCAGCAACCGCGGGAACATGCCTCACATCGACGCCACTTACATCCGGGACGAATGGATATTATGAGATCTTGAGCAATGGGACGATTATTAATCATGTAAACATCTCTTCATTGCCGAATGACAATAGTTATGATGTATATGCTTTACCGTATCCATTTACGAGCTTCGTGGCGAGCATCGCTTGCTCAACTTATCGGCCGGGCGGTAATCCGGGTCCAGTTGGAGCGGAAAAGGACGGACTTTCCAACATTCAACTTTTGAGCAATACGGGCGGAAGCGGTACGCTCATGAATGCTTCGTGCGTGGTGACAGGAAAATGAAGAAACTTATCGTTTCAAGAAGACGAAGGACGGCCTGGAGATCAAGACGCGCGATCAGGAAAATGAAGAAACTTATCGTTCTTTGGTTGGCGGCCGCGGTCGTTGCGTCCGGACAGCAAGTAACGCCCAACATTGGCCTTTTGATTCAAACTCCTCCGCAATATGCAAATAATTGGGGAGCGATCACTAATTACAATTTTCAGAAGATCGATACAGCATTTGCGGGCGTTGGCTCACAGTTCAAAGGGACTTGGGTCAATAGCACGAGTTATGCGGCCGGGAATGTTGTCCAGTATGTCGGACAGCTTTACATGAGCATCCAGTCAAGCAATTTGAATCAAAATCCCGTGAGCCAAACGGCGTATTGGACGCAGATTAGCGGGGCTCTTGCGTATCCATCGGCCGGTCTCGCAGCTTCGACGGGCTCCGCATGGCGTGCGCCAACTTATAACGACGTTGTATCGCTTTGGACAAGTTGCACAAGCGGATATCTCCAGTTTAATGGTACATGCAGTACTCCAAGCGGGACGGGTATTGCTCAGATTAACTCACAGAGCGGACCAAATGTTACTTTTCAATCTGCGGGTGCAACCGTCGGGATCACTACGCCTTCCTCGAATGTAATTAATCTAGAAGCGACGGGCGGCGGCGGGGGAGGGAATCCGCCGACAACTAACAACGTAGTTGTATCCTTCTCTGGTTTGTACGATGACAACCACCAATCAAGTCCTGCTGTGCCTGTTAGTACATGGTCATGTGGTGCTGGTATCTGTACCGTGAACACGACTGGAGCACATAGCCTGACTGCCGGAAAATCCTATGTAGATATGACGCAAGCAACAGGATTCGGGGCAACAAATCAAACCCCGTTCAATGGTTCATTTCTCGTTGCGACAACGCCCACAAGCACATCGTTCACTTTTGCTTATACCGGGAGTGCGGTGAGTGGTACCGGGGGTAACATTTATGACGCGTCTTTTTGGGCTATCTATGAAACCGCGATACAGCCGGCCTTTCTAGGTCATGGAACGTTGTATGGAGTGGAAAGCGATCTCGCGGATGTGGACACTAATTTTTCGACAATTGCCCCACTTTGCACTGCGCCCGGACCTTGCAATTTGATTATCAATGCAGGGCAAAACGATCTAAACAACGGTGACTCCGCTGCGACTATCGAGGGACACTTACAATCTATTTGGGCGAAGGCACATACCGCAGGGTTCAAAGTTTGGCAAG